AGAATGTGTTTATAATTGTTTAGATGAGAATAAGTTTACTGATACCTATAATACATTAAGGGAGATGGTGGAACTATTAGACACACAGTATGTTGTGGATGACATCACCTATGAGGTAGTGGAGACCCTCAGGACTGTGGAGGAGAGTTCCTACTAGGAGGTTTACCGATCTAGTGAGGTCGTGAGACCGAGTTGACAGGGACTATATAAACTGCTAAACTGACATTGTAGTGAATTATCGATCATGGCAAAAGGATTTACTGTAAAGGCATCGGCACCCCCAAAGAAGAAAGGACCAGAGTGGGACTATGATGCTATTAAGGCAAGGATGAAGGGAAAGACGATTGTATTCTGTCTACCTGGACGTGGTGTATCATATACATTTTTGAAGAACTTTGTACAACTGTGCTTTGATATGGTACAGAATGGGATGAGTATTCAGATTAGTCAGGATTACTCATCCATGGTTAACTTTGCACGATGTAAGTGTTTAGGTGCGAATGTATTGCGTGGACCGGATCAGGTGCCTTGGGATGGTAAACTTCATTATGATTACCAACTATGGATTGATAGTGATATTGTATTTGATACGAATAAGTTCTGGCAACTATGTGATCTGTCCCTGAATGAGGATGGGGAGGAGAAGGGTATTACTGCGGGATGGTATAGTACGGAGGATGGAAAGACCACATCAGTAGCACACTGGTTGGATGAGGGAGACTTCAGGAATAATGGTGGTGTGATGAATCATGAGATGGTGGATAGCATTCAGAATCGTAAGAAGCCATTTACTGTTGACTACACAGGATTTGGATGGGTGATGATTCAGAAGGGTGTATTTGAGAATGAGAAGATGAAGTATCCGTGGTTTGCACCTAAGATGCAGGTATTTGAATCCGGTGCTGTACAGGATATGTGTGGTGAGGATGTATCATTCTGTCTGGATGCGATTGAGGCAGGATATGATATCTGGTGTGATCCACGTATCAGGGTGGGTCATGAGAAGATGCGCGTGATCTGATAATATTACAATGATTATTTAATTAGGAGATTATTATGGCAAAGGTAAAGAAGTCACTGCTTGGTACAGATTTTATTGAATCCCAACCCAAGAAGACATCACAGGGACAGGGGAAGCATACAAAGTATTCTGCATCCAGCAGGGGACCTGCTAAGAAGCGTTATAGGGGTCAGGGTAGGGGATAATATTACAGGGGGGTCACTGACCCCTCTTTTTTTTATTAATTTATGTGTATAGATAAAACATCGCGGAACTCTCTCTTTTTATGGCATGTTTAATTTGTAACCTTCCTAATGTGGAGGTCTATGTAAGAAAAGAATATCTCACTGACCATACCTCCGGATGGGGTGAGTTTGTAAAGGGTTGGTGGGTATCAGCAAAGAGCATACCGGGTAGGGCATTCTATTTTGAGACCTATTTACCAGAATATGCTGCAATGTATGATAAACTACCTATCAGTGCCTTTGTATCAGAACCAAGGACGCCTGATCCTGATATGAATCTGTTTAACCTACAGTTCTGGAACTGTATGGATTATGGTCTTGTTGCCATTAATAAGGCATTCATTGGGTCAATGGACTTTGAGGTCTTTACAAGGGACCACGGCATCCAGAAGGGCACCTATGTGTGTACGATAGACAACTACCACCAGGACCCTGATATCATTGATTACAGCACCTCTGAGATACCATCAGAGCACAAGTCACATAACCTTATCCAACTTAATAATGGTCAGTATTGCCTGTATCCTAATAACAGGACCAGGATCTTTGATAATAGTCTGACGCCTGATAATCCAAAGATGCCTGACTTTAAGGTATCAACAGAGTTCTATCAGGTGGAGAATGGTCATGATCGTATGGGACTCGGTGATGAGGACTCATATTTCTGGAAAACAACCAAGGAAAGGGAGGAGGTAGAACCCCTGAATGAGGATCCTATCGATACATATCATTCACAGGATGGTAGATATGAGGATGTTCAATAAATTCTGAATAACCCCTATAAATAAAGACATATCCTAGTGTCTAATTGTAATGCCTGTTCAGAGGGTAAGTAAACCATTTAAAGACATCAGTGCGACGTTTCAGTCCAATCCTCTGAACAAAGATCTAATTGCTTTGAAGAATGAAAACTCTATCTCCAGGTCAATACGTAATTTAATATTAACCGTACCCGGTGATAGACCATTTCAACCTGATCTTGGATCTGATGTTTATGAATCATTATTTGAAACTTTAGATCAAATTACAGCATCTAATATCCAACAACAGATTGAAACTACAATTATTAAATATGAACCTAGGGTGAAATTAAATAATGTTACGGTGAATCCTAATATACCTAACAATTCCTTTGATGTTGTTATCAACTATAAAATCATTGGTATTGAAGCAGCACCACAACAAATTTCATTCGCCTTAGAGCTAACCAGGTAAATGCCTTTAGTAAATTTCAGTAATCTAGATTTTAACCAGATCAAAACATCCCTAAGGGATTATCTTAGTGCGAATTCAAGTTTTACGGATTATGATTTTGAGGGTTCTAATCTCTCAACAATTATTGATCTGTTAGCATATAACACATATATCAATTCCTATAATGCCAATATGGTGACCAATGAGGTCTTCATTGATAGTGCCACATTAAGAGAGAATGTGGTATCATTGGCAAAGAATATTGGATATACACCAAGACCAAGAAGGGCAGCACAGGCAAAGGTATCATTTGCTGTTGATGTCAGTGGTACTACAACTGTTGCTGTTACCCTAAAGAGGGGCATTGTTGCTGTATCAGCATCAACCTTTGGTCCGCAATCATTGACATTCTCCATACCAGAAGATATTACAGTTGGTGTTAATGATGATGGATTAGCATTATTTGATGCTATCACAGTATATGAGGGCACCCATCTCACACAAAGCTTTAATGTGAGTTCAAGAGTGCCTAATCAAAAATTTGTTCTTCCCAATAGTGGAATTGATACTAATCTGATTAGGGTAAGTATTAGGGAATCATCTGGGTCAAATATATTAAGGGAATATAAGGAATCAAAGGGTTTATTTGAGATTGGTGCAGATTCACCAATATACTTCCTACAGGAGGTGGATAATGAGAGATATGAGATATTGTTTGGTGATGGCATCTTTGGTCTACCAGTAACAGAACCAAATGTGATTGAGGTTGGTTATATTATATCAAATGGTTTTGAAGGTAATAATGTTTCAAGACTGACATATGCTGGTCAGTTAATTAATAATAATGGTGGTGCATTGACCAATAACATTACAACCATGGTTGTAGATCAACAAAGCTTTGGTGGTGCGGATATTGAGGATGTGGAGTCAATTAAAAAGTTCTCTACGCAAATTTATGCTTCACAGAATCGTGCTGTTACATCAGTTGATTATGAGACAATGATTCCTAAGATTTATCCAGAGGCAGAATCAGTTTCTGCTTTTGGTGGGGAAGAATTGACACCACCTAAGTATGGTAGGGTGATGATTGCTGTCAAACCAATTAATGGTGTATTTTTATCGTCAACAATCAAAGAGGATGTATCAAGACAATTAAAAAAATATTCTGTTGCTGGCATTATTCCAGAAATTGTGGATCTAAAATATCTGTATTTGGAGACAAATTCTTATGTCTACTATAATGAGAATAAAGCACCAGGATCTGCTGCTGTCAATGGACTTGTTAGGAATAATATCAATCAGTATGCTGGTTCAACAGAGTTGAATAAGTTTGGTGCTAGATTTAAGTATAGTAAATATCAAAACGTAATTGATAATAGTCATGTATCAATTACATCAAACATCACAACCATTAATATGAGAAGGGATATGCAGGTTGTGTTAAATACTTTTGCTGAATATGAGATTTGTTTTGGAAACAGATTTTATATAAAGAATCATGGACATGGAACACATGGTGGTGAGATAGGTTTAAATATTAAGTCATCTGGATTTAAGGTGGCAGGAATATCTGATACACTTTATTTTGGTGACACCCCAGACCAATCATTAAAGAATGGTACATTGTTCTTGTTTAAATTAAATTCAGATTCTGAATTTGTAATTGTAAAACAAAATGTGGGATCAATTGACTATGTGAAGGGTGAATTAATGTTATCTCCAATAAACATTATTTCTACTGTTGTAAATAGAGGTGAACCATTGATTGAAATATCTGCTGTTCCATATTCAAATGATGTTATCGGAAAGCAAGATCTCTATCTTCAACTTGATCAATCTAGAGTGCTAATTAACGCTGTGACTGATGAAATAGCCTCTGGTGATGATGTATCTGGTAGTAACTATATTGTGACCTCTTCTTACTCTAATGGAGAACTAGTAAGAGGTAAACCAGTGTTATCAACACCAACTACAATAGTTACTCAAGAATCAACTACAGAAACACCAGTGGTATCAACTCAACAAACAGTGACTGTCACTACTGGCATGAATGGGTCAACTACATCAAATACAAATACATATTCTTACTAAGAAATGGCGGTAGATAGAGTACAAATACAGGATGTTCTTGCATCCCAAATCCCAGCATACATTAGGGATGACTTTCCACTACTGGTCAGTTTCTTAGAAGAATATTATGCCTCTC